TAGTAGTATTTATAGATATGTCATTTAATAGTAGCATTCAACGTATTGGCTTTGCCTGTAAATGGGCAGAGATTAACAATAAGGGCGAGATCGTCAGTGAGGAAACTACTAAAACTGGCGGTACTACCCACGCATGGGCAAAGCGTCAGAAGTCGCGCAGTATTGTTGAGGACAAACTTATTGAAATGGCTAAGCGAAACATTACCAATACTCATAATCTTGTTAAACGGGTAGCAACGCTTGAGCCAAGTTTGCGTATGGTTCGCCTTACCAGCGATATGTTTACATTTTATACACTGCCTGAATACAAAGACTTTTGGCAAACTAGCGAGGTGCGTACATTGCTAGAACGTTGGCTAGCGCCCATAGGCGAGACTGCTAGAATGCATGATGTTCGTCTATCATCACATCCTGATCAGTTTGTTGTTCTTGCTAGTGATCGTGAGGAAGTAGTAAATAAGAGTATAGAGGAGTTTGAATATCATGCTGATATTGCCAGGTACATGGGTTACGGTAAACGATTTCAGGACTTTAAGATCAACGTACACATCTCAGGTCGCAAAGGTCCAGCCGGTATCAAAGACGTTCTCAGCAGACTTACTACCGAGGCACGGAACGCAATCACAATCGAGAATGATGAGATATCATGGGGAATCGATGCAAGCATCGAACTCGCCAACGATCTCGCTTTGGTGTTAGACATACATCATCATTGGGTCAAGACAGGTGAATACATACAAGCCAACGATGATCGTATTAAACATTTTATTGATAGTTGGCGTGGCGTTCGCCCTGTCATACATTTTAGCACATCACGCGAAGATGGAATCATTGATCTCAACACAACCCGACCACATAACCTACAGTCCTTACTAGAAAGTGGGTATAATAAGCAGAAACTAAGAGCGCATAGCGATTATTTTTACAATCATGCTATGAATGATTGGGCATATACACATTGGTCATGGGCTGATATCATGTGCGAGAGCAAGGCTAAAAATCTTGCTAGTTTCAAACTCTACGATACATACAAGACATATGATAAAGAATATAGTACAAGCCATTAGATCGGATCAAGCAGGCGAGACAGGCGCAGTATGGATCTATAAGGCCATGAACCTTGTAAACAATGATCCAAAAATGAAAAAATTAATTGATGAGCATCTTGATCAGGAATCACAACATCTTGATATAGTCAATGGCTTGTTACAAGATAATGATAAAACTAAACTATTACCATTATGGGCAGCAGCAGGATTTGTCACTGGATTTGTTCCCGCTGTCATGGGCAATAATTGGATGCTACATACTATAGCAGCAGTTGAAACATTTGTTGATAAACACTATGCCGATCAAGTAAAATATCTGAATGTTTACAATCCAAACATCAATAGGATTAATGTTAAAGATAGGAATACATTAAAAGAAATATTAGAAAAATTGCGTAATGATGAATTAAAACATAAAAAGGATGCATTAGATGACGCGCAAACTGAGCCCAGCGCAGCACTTAAACTTTGGTGTAACTTAGTAGCGTTTGGCTCAGAAAATGCTGTTAAGTTAGCCAGTAAATTTTAATAGCATCTTATATTAAAGTAAATATACAACAGGAACTTGTTCTATGAATTTAGTAAAACTTTACTGGCGCTATTTGCCTGACTTTGATTGGAGTCATATTCTTTTAAGAATACCATTAGCTATTGTTTTTATACAACAAGGCCTTAGCAAAATGCCCTTTGATCCCCAAGGTGGTATGGGTCTGGGCATAGGTGAACTAACTTGGTGGTTTGTAGTATATGGCGAACTATTAAGTGGTATAGGTTTATTGGTGGGCGGTGTTATGGCATTGCAAGGTATTAGAAGAATACCTTATGTAGCAGAACTTGGCGATATACTAACACGTTTCTGTGGCATTACTATGTGTTGTATTGTCACAGGTGTTATATGGGTAGTAATTAAGCCTGCAGATTTGACTGCGGTATTAAATGATGCGTTTCACTTATTTCTATGGGTAGGCGGATTGTATTTTGGTCTACGTGGTAACTGGGTAGTTGCTAGCAGAAAAAAACTAAGGTATAAAAATCAGTGAACATAATTGATAAAATTAAAAACGTTTTAGGATTAGGCACTAAAAAAAATCAAACAGAACCTGCATCTAAGACTAAAAAAAAGTTAAGTCCTAAAGAAGAGGCAACTGCTAAAGGCGAGCCTTATGTTTGTGTGCTTAAAATTAATATTGATCCTGTAGATATCAACAATGGTGCCTTTGAATTAGATTGGAACGATAAGTTCCTTACTAACCTTATCAAGCAAGGTTATAAAATGGATGCTAAGGATACTGACAACGATATTGTAGATCGTTGGTTTCAAACTGTATGCCGTAATATAGCGTTGGAAGTTTACGAACAACAAATGGCTGATCCGGAAAACCGTAATAATGACTTACGTGTTGTTCGTCAACGAGATATAGGCAACGGTAGAACAGAGGTAAGTTGATGATACATTGGCCAATCTTACCTAAAAATAAAAAATATTCAAGAATTTACGAACAACTAGTATATAAGGCTCTCCAAAGAAATTTAGAAGTTTTCAAGCGTAATACTCCCTATGAGTATTATGAAGTACATCATATTATACCGAGAAGCTTTGGCGGGACAAATCAAAAATCAAATTTGCTAAAATTTACAGCACGAGAACATTATGTAGCACATCTTCTGTTATGGAAAATGAATTTTGGTGGCGAATATAATAGTAAAATGTCAAAAGCATTATTTTACATGGCTTCCGCCGGTAAAAAAAATAATAAATTCAAGGTAAATTCTAGAACCTATGAAAAGTTGAGAGTGGAACATAACACCCGAAACACCAATCTTTTTACTGGTTTGAAGAATCCTGCTAAAAGACCAGAAGTAAGGCAAAAAATAAGCAAATCAATCAAAGAAAAATACAAAAAGGATAAGGAAAGTCAGACAGGGCTTTACGCCCCTGAATTACTCAAAAAAAGATCAATCATAAACACAGGTAAAAAAAATGCAAGAGCAATAATATTTACTTTTACTAATATAGATGGAATAAGTTTTGAAGTTCACGGAGAACTAAAGGCTTTTATAAAACAACACAATCTTAGATCCGATTGGGTTTATGATTATCTAAAGGGAAAAACTACGGAGAAATTAGGTGGATGGTCAGTTTCATCTAATAAAGAAATACGTTGCTGCATAAATGATGGTATAAACCAAAAATTTGTAAGGATTTCTGAGCTGAATATTTTTCTTAACAAAGGATGGATTTTAGGACCTAAACCGAATCAACGTATAAGAAAACTGCGAACAAAAGAAGAATTGAACATTGCTAATCAAAAACGAAAAGAAACTTTATTAAAACAAAGAAATGCAGGTATTTTTATATCTCTAAAAGGGAAAAAAAGACCTCCGGAAGTCGTCAAGAAAGGTGCAGAAAAAAGGAAGGGCAAACCTAACAAGATGAAAGGTAAAAAACTAAATTTATCCGACGACCAGCGGAAAAAACGCAGCGAGAGAGCAAAACTCTTACCTAAATTATATGGTGCTGCTAATCCAAATTTTGGAAAAAAACATTCAGAAGAAGTAAAAAAACTAATGAGTGAAAGAAGGAAGCTTACTTGGTTACTAAAAGGGAAATAATACCCAAATTTGTTTGACTTTCGCAAAGACCTAGTATAATATACGTATATTATTCTTGTAAATAGGTGTGCTTGTGAAATACGCTCTTATTGATACAGCCAACATGTTTTTTCGCGCCCGACACATCGCTAGTCGCAATAGCGACACTTGGGAAAAAATTGGTATGGCATTACACTTAAGTCTATCAAGTGTTAATCAATGTGTACGCAAATTTAATATTGATCACGTTGTGTTTTGTCTTGAGGGTCGTAGTTGGCGTAAGGATGTATATCCACAATACAAAGCACATCGTAAAGTCGCTGAATCGGCAATGACTGAAGCCGAGGCTGAAGAAAATAAAATGTTTTGGGAAACGTATGATATGTTTACTACATATCTGCGTGAGAAAACTAACTGCTCTGTATTGCGCCATGAACGGGCTGAGGCAGATGACCTTATCGCAAGATTCATACATCTGCATCCCAACGACGAACATTATATCATTAGCAGCGATACAGATTATGTTCAATTGATTAGTAATAACGTCAAACAATATAACGGTGTTAGTAATCAATTGATTACTCTTGAAGGTTATTTTGATGACAAGAATAAGCCCGTCAAGGACAAGAAAACTGGGGAACACAAGACTCTGGGTGACCCACAGTTTCACTTGTTTGAGAAGATTATGCGCGGTGATGCAGGTGATAATGTATTCAGCGCATACCCCGGTGTACGTACTAAGGGCAATAAAAACAAGGTCGGCTTAACCGAAGCCTATGCTGATCGATATAAGCAAGGCTTTAGTTGGAATAACATGATGCTACAACGTTGGGCAGATCCTGATGGTGTTGAATATCGTGTTAAGGACTTGTATGAGCGCAATAAACTTTTGATTGACTTGACAGCACAACCTGATGATGTTAAGCAGAAGGTCGATGATACTATACGTAATGGATTGCGCGTTACAACCACACCACAAGTTGGCGTACACTTTATGAAGTTTTGTGGTAAGTACGAACTTAACAAGGTTAGTGAGCAGGCAGAGGCATATGCTAAGTGGTTAAATAATCCCTATGTTGGAAAATTATGTACAATATAAAGTCTGAAGCATATAAAAGTTTTTGTCCAGAAGATAAGGGATATAAATTTGTAAAGAATGGCGTAGAATATCCTCGGGCTGTTATTGATGTTTCAGAAAAGTGTCCTTATAGTTATAGAAAAATTGTCATGTTATGCCAAGCAAAGGGCTGGATAAAGCCTATAGCATATGTGCCAACATATGAATATATGTGGGAAGAATTACAGAGGTAAAATATGAATGAACTAGTTGCTAAGCCAATTATAAAAGATACATTTTGGGTCGTTACTGATGGAGATAAAAAAGTAGGAAACGTACAAGCCAATAGTGCTGGTTACGAAGTAATACTCAATGGTAGCATACATCAATACAATAATACTGACGATATTAAAAAGCAAACTAAAATTAAGTTTGTACATCTTAAATCTGATAATAGAAAAATTGAATATCCTTATCCTGAGTATCCAACACCTAAAACTACATATAATGATGTTTTTGATGTTAAGCGCAAACTACATTTATTTACTGAGGCACCCAAAAGTAAGTGTTTACATACAGCAGGTTGGTTTGTATTGACTATGACAGATGCTCCAGAAGTATTATTTTGCCCTAAATACATCTTTATACAGCGATATCCATATATGGGCCCCTTTAAAACTGAGGACGAAGCTAGGGCTGCTATAAATACTTGATGTTGTATATTAAAAAGTTTATTGATAAAGTATCACATATGGAGAGTAAACAAAATAAAGAACTTGTTATTTCCGCTGTTGATGCGCGTGGTGTTAGAGATGAACTCAGTAAGTTATTAAGTGATTTACATACACTTACTTCTGACAGTACAAAAACAGAAGAAGTGATACAAGTTGAAATAGTAGGTGGCAAATTTAAATGAGTAGAAACCAACCAAAAGTAATACTTGAAAACGTAGAGAAGGATACGTACAAAACAGTACAAATTGTTGAGGCGTCAGGTATTTGGGCTGTGTTTTATGATAATCAACCTATTAATTTAAAAAGCAGTCACTATCTTGCTAATGAAACAACACCGAAGTATAAGAAAACTAGTTTCAGTAACCCAGGACATGCAAGGAATTTATGTCGTAAATTAAATGCACAATTTCATACAAACAAGTTTACAGTTATTTTTATGAATAGTGGTCGTCAAGTTTATCCTGATGAGTAAAAAACAAAAAATAACAAATATTATATTAAATAATCTGCCAAATAGTAGCACATTCAAAAACATTCCAGCAGAAAAAACACTTATGCGTTGGTGGGTCACAGGACGCACTAGCAATAATCTACGTTTGACAGAAGAAGGCAAACTAGCGTTTGACCAAGCAGAAATAGAATTTTTTGATTTTCCATTATTTACTGAAAAACAACTTAAAGATTTTAAGATAAACAAAAAAAACATTTTTGAAGGTAGTCAGTTTACAATAAAACTTAAAAAGGTAGACTGCCCCTTTTTTATAGGCATGAAAACTAGTAAAACCAAATCAGCATATATTCGGATATATGATAGTAAGATTGCTTTATTAGTGAGCCTATATGGAAGTTTTATCGAATATTTGGAGAGTAAGATATGAGCGAACAAAAGAAAAATCCAATTATGGATATTTTGGCTAGGAAAAAAGCCCAAAATCAAACACATAAAAATGAATTTCACCCAATTAATGGGCAACAGGGTAAAGTCAATAGTAAGGGATTCGGCGGTCCTGCAGTTGCCCGAAAAGCAGGCAGGGGCAGTTGATTTTGTAAACCATTTAAGTTATACTAAATCATCAGTTTTAACTATTGGTGATTTGTATGCACAAAGTTTCTTATGTAATTGCTAGCATCATACTGTCAGGCTGTGGTGGAGGGTCGGGTAGTAGCCCAAGTAATACTTCAACTTCAGTTGTAACTACACCGACTACTACTCAACAAACTCCAAGATTTGTTGAAATTGCTAACGCACTCAAAATGGAACATCCTTTTAGTAATACTATTACTAAAATGGAAACTCTAGATATTTCCGGAGACGGTCGTGATGATCTTGTAGTGCATCAATGGCAAATGGGTACGCACACAAACAGGGGTAATGATCCCTGCCCAAACGTACTAAAAGTTTATATCATGCAACCTGACAACACATTTAGTGACCAAACAGTAAGTTATGTTCAAGGTAGCACTGATCTTAAAGGTTGTTCACGTAAATTACGTGTGGCTGATATTAATCAAGATAATAAACTTGATGTAGTTTTAGCCATGAATAATGAAGATGGTAGAACTAGTAATGATAGTTCAGATTTTAGTGTTCAAAATTTTGCACTAGTTAGCGATGGTGCTGTTTATTATGGACAATCTTTTGGTTCCCCTCTTTGGTATCATGCTATTGGGGTAGGATACGATAAAGATCACAAGCCTTTCGTTATGGGCGCTGGCTTGAACGGTATGGATACTAATGCCTATTATTTCAGTAATAAAAAATTTACACGTACAGCAGTTAAGGGGCTAGAAAATTTAAGTCCAAACACTTTTGAGTTTATTTCGACATTAGGAGGCAAAAAGCATACAAACATGATATTGCAAAGTAGCAATACATGGCCAAACTTTGCAAGTACCGAAGGCTTTATTCAAAATAATGATGGCAGTTGGTCAAAGACTACAGATTATAACTTTGCCCCAGTTGTTGGTATAGTAAAGGGTGTATCTTGGAACACTACGGCAAATACAGCACATATAGTT